CGAAGTTTGTATCTTCATAGTCATCTAATGCTTTTTTAGCTAATTTAACAGATATTTTGAACCTATCGGCACCTGGTGCAGCAAAGTTAGTAAATCCTTTTGCATTATCATATAATGAAGGATCATCATTTGAGTTTATTATCTCTTCAGAAACATCAAAACCAACTCTATAAGATGGTGTTATGGAATATGGTTCTAATATAATAAGTGATGCTGGAACATCAACAAAACTTCCACGTAAAAAATAAATTCCTGCATTTACACCAAAAGCAGTTCCTGTTGCTGTTGCATCCTCAGAAACAAGTGTTAATACAGTCTCTCCAATGGTTAATGTAGTATTGCCATATGTTAGAGGTTCCTCAAGAACTAATATTTCACCATCTGGAAATGCTGTACTTTCTCCGTCAGTTCCTGATTGTTGATACTTAATAAAAATTGTAATATTTTCAACACCTTCTGCAGGAGGTAATATGAAATTCTTTATAACTGCAACTGTGCCTGAAGATTGACCTCTAACCCTAATTCCTCTTCCACCATTCGATGATATGATTTCATTTAAATAAACTGAAACATCAATGCCAAGATGTGTATCGTTTATTTTTGCAGCAAAATATGAATTATCAAGTTCAATGTTACCAGGTATAACCATTGAACCTTCTTTAAATATATGCTTACCAAAAGACTCAACCTGATTTTGTAGAAGTGACTGTAAACCAGTTAATTCTCTTGCCTGTACAGGATAACCAGGTTTGAATAGTATTTTGTAAAAATTGTCATCCTTATTAAAGTCATCATAATAAGGTGATATATTTAAATTAGTCTTTTGTGGCATTTTAGAATTCTAGTATAATTTTAATATCTTCCTTTTGACGGGAGTTCCTGACAATTAATGGTCTGTTATCTAAGTAAACAACTTCTCCTGACCCTTTATTTATCTCAGAATTAGAAAGTCCTGAAATAAAGTTAACTCCCAAGTTAATTAATTTATTACCTGATGGATTTGTTGTTATTCCTGAGAAATTACGAGAAATTGAACCAGAGAAGAATGATGATTTACCTTCAATGTTATTTGCACCAACAACTGATTCAAATTGATATATTCTACCAGCAGTTGAAATACCAGCATAATCAGTATGATCATAAGTTGTGCGGTTGAAGTTAAGAGATCGATCTCTAAAATACTTCAATACTTTTGTTTCAGAATCATAAGAGGCAACATACGCTGTCGCATTTTTGCCTGTATTTGGTGAAATAGTTAATACTTGTTTTATTTCTTCACCAACTTGTGGAACACCAGTAACAGACTCAAATTTAAGTGCTTGTAATGATGAGTATGTATTATCTGTATAAGTTACAGAAGTACCTACCTTTGTTGGATTTTTTACCACCCCTACTTGTGCAAATTTTGTATCAACAGGAAAATCTTTTGTCGAATCGTCAAATCTTGCATAAACAATTACTCTATCAGTTCCTAGTTCAGTATACACATTATGACCGTGCCCTAATCCTGGTGGAATAATAGGTACAAGTTTAGCACGACCAGTTGATGTACTGACACCACTACTTAATGTACCTAAATCTACAATACCATAACTATAACCTTTTCCTCCTGCACTCACCACAACGTCAGTAATTGAACCATTTACAACGTCAACTCTTGCTTTTGCTCCTTCACCATCACCAATTATGTCAACTTCTTGACTTAATCCATTTGCATATCCACTACCAGAATTTTCAATATAGATGTGTTTAATTTGATTTTGGTTTATGTCAGAGTTTCCATTTTCACGAACCGCTCTGATTTGAGAATCTTGGCTAGAGGTCCAACTATTTGGAACAGTAATAAATTCAGTTGAGTCAAATTTAATAATGTCACTAGGTGAAACAGTGAAAAGATACTTCCAAAGATATCCATCACCGCTATTTCCTGCCTTGGAAGGTTCCAAATCAGTGAAGGTTGGCTCATCTTGGGAGACATTTCCAAGCGGGTTAGATCCTGTTGATCCATTATCAATACAAACGTAAACTTTGAAGTCGGAATTAAGTACGTAGTAGTTCGCATCATATAACCTATTTGCTTGTGTTAATGGACTTGGATTTTCGACACTATAATCATCTCTATAAATTTCATATCTACTACCAGCAACCCAGTCTACTCTTCTTATAATTCTTCTAATATTCGCAGATGATATTTTCTTTCCAAACATCATTGTATCACCTGTGTGTGAACGATAGGAAAAACTATCAGTCGGTGCAGGTGTAGATGAGTTCCAATCGGAAGATCTTCCATAACCAACAAGTGACCCTGTTCCAGCTGGGTTTGGTAATCCAATAAAAACGTAATATGAATTATTTGTGTTTTCTACTGACTCAACAAAGTTGTTAGCATTCAGAATTCTAAATTGATCAGTAATTATCGCTGACATTGTTAATTAACTTTTTCTTTTTATTTATAGAGGTAATGTAATCAAATTCCGAAGACCCTGATAGCACCTGATGATCTCAGACCCCTTAGTGACCCTGCAGTGTAGTTCTTTCTTTGAATAGTTGGGAAGGTAGTCAAACCAGTATTGACTGTAAGACCAGTGACTCCTATAGAGATAGGAGAGTCATTACGAGTTGCATTATATAATCTACCCCATGAAATTTTACCCAATTCAGTACTGATACCAGGATTTGAACTATCAAAATTACCAGTTTGTGCGATACCTAATATTGAAGAGGTGCTATTTGTATGAACGTTACAAGTAATTTCTCCGTTTTCACCAAGAGAAGCTACGTTATGCACCTTATAGATGTTATCTACAAATGTAGTTCCAATTCCAACTACTGATGAGTCTTGACTATCAACTGAAGTTACTCCGTTTCCTACTGAGGTGTCTTTGATAAACACTGGGTAGTTTACAAGCAAACTATTTGCTGCTTTGTCAGCCCTGAAGAAGAACTTAAGTGCTAGTGGATGTCCACCAGTTCCTGTAGTTGTTGTGATACCTGTGATGATACCAGTAAACCCTTCAACATTATCAATTGATGTAATCTTTTCAGTTTCAAATGTTGGTAACTCAACCAACACTTGAGGAGGTGTTAATGCTGAATATCCTAGTCCTGGATTAGTAATAGTTGTGCCTGTTATCGAACCATTAGATATAGTTGCTGTTGCAGTCGCTGTTGTTCCAACACCAACAGGAGAACCTATTGTAATTGATGCAGTTCCAGTGTAACCTGAACCAGCATCAGTTATTGTTAACGAAGTTATTGTTCCAGATCCAGATACATTTGCAGTCATAGAAGCACCAGTTGGAATCGCACCAGATGTAACTAGTGCATCAACAGAATTAAATGCTAAATTATAATCACCATCAGATTCATCTGGATTACTTGAACTTAGATGATCTCCTTTTTCGTAGAAGAACACCTCCGCATCATCAACAAATATACCATTAAGATTACCTACTCCTGATGTTTCAGTGAAATCTCCTATAATTTTTGAAGTTGGATAAACTTGAGGTTCAAGAATCTCTCTTGACTTATCAATCTTCTTACCATTTAATACAATATCAACTTTTTGTTTAGTCCATCTAATTGGTTTATTATTATTTTCATCAATACCACGACCAGTGTAAATATCAGTTTCAACAAGTTTTGCACCTAATAGAGCATTTATTGTTCTCTCATCCTGTTGTGAAGTTGTAAGTCCTACAGGATGTTTGAATACTCTTAATTCATCACCGATTTTTACTGTTTGCTGAATATCTGCCACATCAACGTCTACTCCTTCTTGACCTTTGTAGAAGAAAATATCTACCTTTGCTTCTGCTCTTGGTGCCTCTTCAAATTCAAATGTAGTGCCACCTTCAAATTGATATGATTCACCAGGTTTCTGTAGCACACCATTTACAAATATTAGTAAAATTGAATTTAAGTCTATCAACTGAGAACGTGAGTTTGTAAGATCTTTCTCAAAACTTAACAACTGACCATTAAAGAATAATGGGAATCTCTTTCTTGCACCATCTTGTAAGTTCTTAATAGTATCAATAAAGTCTAACTCACCAAATTGCCAAGCAGAAAACTTATCACTGAATATTTGAGTTACCTCTAGTTCAAACTCTTGAATAGGTGCTGATAGATGTGCAGCAG